AAGCAGAAGCAAATGTGGATTTGATGAAGTTAAGAATTCGTCATGCTAAGAATAGATGATACACGCATTTATGTTAGTAGTTGTTATGGGAACAGGTGAGTTTCGACAGATACAACCCAATGCAATGATATTTAGAAGCATTGATGTGTGTCAGTACTACGCAAGACGCATTCCTAGACAATACGGTAATTACTCATACAGTTCGTATATAGACCCCAAAGATAGAGTTACTGCATACTGTAAACCTGTCAAAGTTCAAGACGGGCCTAACATTTACGACCATTAGACGTTTGCGTAAGCAGCCTGTGATGCAGAACTATTATCAGTCATCACTGTAGGAATAACAGTACCTCCACCCCCACCATTCATATTAGTAACAGTTGAGTTCTGAGGTGCATTAACCACAGTAGTGTTTCCATCATTCTTCATATAATCTCTTGCAATCTGTGCCGCAGTAGAATTAGACTGTTGTAGCATTGATGTTTGTTCCACAGTTCTAGGAGAATCGAGTGGAGTAACATTAGAAGAAGTTGGTGATTTATATTCCAGTGATGCCTCTTCTTGGTTTTTTGCAATCTGAATTTCACCATCTGGTGTATACTTGTAGAATACTCTTCCACCACTGTCACCAGCAAAACCATATTGCATCTCTGTAGGATATGTAATGGATGCCGTTGAAAGGTCTTGGTCTAAACCTTCATTTTCTGCCATCAATTCATTGAATCGTGCTTCATCTTTATTATATTTCTTTTTGGTATCTCTACCACGGTATGCGTTCTTACCCTTTTCAAATTTGTCCATACGTTGAGAGATTTCTTCCATCTCCATATCATTGGCCAACTTTTGGTCTTTAATTTTTTCAATTTTTTCTTGTTTTAGGTTTTTCTCTTCTGTATCATCATCACCACCAAATCCAAAGAATCCTTTAACACCACCCCACGCATCAGAAGCCATGTTAGTAATGCCTTCCCAACCTTTTGCGATATTCTCTTTCATATTATCTGCGAATGCACCAACCTTTGCAGATAGGTCATCAAATGTAGGAACTTCAATACCAGTAAGGTTAGTAAACCCAGCACCAATATTATCGAATGTAGATGCAACTGAATCTTTCAATTCGGTCAAATTGGTTGGTAAAGATAGTCCAGTAAGATTATTAAATCCTTTTGCTGCATTTGATAGTCCATCACTAACAGCAGTTTTCAATTCACTTAGATTTTCTGGTACACTAAGTCCTGTAAGATTGTTGAAACCAGAAACAGCACTTGATATAGTATTACTAACTGCATCCTTTACTTCTGTAAGATTGGTAGGAACTGTAAGTCCAGTTAGTTCTTCAAACTTTGCAACACCCAGTTTAGTTAGTTCTTTCGCCTTATCAAATCCAGCAGTTGCAGCGTTCTTTATTCCATCTACAGTTTTTACTGCGGCGTCACCGATTGCAGTCATACCAGCAGAAATAGATTCTTGTGATACAAGTCCGAATGTTAATCCAGATGCTGCACCAGCGATACCCTCTTTAACTGCTGTACCTAATTTACCAGACTTCTTGTATTCTTCAATACCAGCAGACATACCATCAAAGATACCCATTGCAGCGGTTACTGCAAGTCCAACGCCTGGAATAAACTTTGCTGCAGTTGCAGCACCTCTTAGTGCAACTTTACCACCAACTTTTGCAGCACCAGCAATTGCTTTTGGAGCTGCTTTAACTGTCTTTGCTACTGCACCACCGGCACCTTTCAACCCAACAAGTGATTTAGAAAACACTTTACCTAGTTGACTAACGCCTGGAATTCTTTTGAATAGTCTGCCTATACGACCAAGACCACTTCTTGCAGACAACATTATCTTTAATCCTAATGCTGTCAATCCACCCATAATAGTTGTTCCAAGTCCAGTGAGAGCCGCACCGATAGCAGGAACAAACCCCTTAACACTGTCAAGGATACCACCAAACATTCCTTTAGATTCACCATCCTGAGTTACTTCAAGATTTTCAAGATTATCACTTACACCCTCAACTGCCGTAACGAGTTTTGCATTGTCTCTTCTTGCTTCTCGGGCGTTTTCAACCTCTTCAGCAGTCATTCCTTCATTCTGTTGTGCGTTAGTTAATTTTTCAAACTGTTCTGCACTATAACCAAGTGCCGCTGCTGCTCTTAGAAGTTCCTCATTTTTGGATTTTTCTGCCATAATGAGTTCTTGTTCTATTCTACGATTTGCAACTTCCTGCTCACTAATACCTAACTGTTTTGCAAGTAGTTTATCTTCCCTCTTCTGACGCATCTTACTGAAGAACTTGCCACCAAGAGTTTTACCAATTTTAGATACTGCACCAAACACAGGCAATGCTTCCATTTGGTCAATGAATGCAGAGAAACCAGCACCAGACTGTTTGAGGTTGTCTTTAATTGCACCACCAACACTACCCAGAACTGCACTATTTGCTCTGCCTATTCCCAGAGTACCCTGTGCATTTTCTGAGGCCTGAGCGAATCTTTTATTGGTATCTTTGAGTTCTGATGCTACCTTAGATAAGGTGGTGTTGATTGTATCTGCCATTTAATATTACCTATTTCTTTTTATCTGAATATGCGTTACCAGCAAAGAATGCAGCAACGATTGCCGCAACTGAAACAAAATATGTTGCCGCCATGTCACCCAAAATCTTTGATGCTTGGTCTAACCCAATCCAGTTTGCAATAACTACTGCAAACGGATACAGTAACATACCCCAGAGGGCAAACCATGCCATCTGACGCATTGCATCCCTACGGGCATCTGCATCTTCAAGTGCTTTCCTCTTAAATTCCAAATCCATCTCCATCTCTTCAATTGAGATATGTCCATCACCATTTGTATCTTTTTTTGCAACCGCCTCATCAACGGTAACTGTCTTCTTTTCTGCCATGGTATTCCCTCTCTATTGGTTTTTACTATGTCTCATCCTCATATTCTCATCTTCAATATGTTGTAGTAACATATTTAAGTAGACATCCCTTTCCCACGGCAACATTTCTTCTAGTTCTGTTAATGAATATTTGTGGTGTTGCATCAATGCAAAATTCACCCTCATATAATTCATTAAGTTATCATGTGAAAGGGCTATCCGAAAAAAGATTGTAGTCCCTCAACGACAACATCACTCTCTACCTTGGTTACAGGGTTTGTAACTTTTACTGTATGTTTCAAACGTGGAACTGTATTGAAGAAGTTCTCAATCTTGGCAAACATCTGTGCATCAAGAGTTGATACAAATTCTTCCAGTTCATTCTCATCCATATCTGCACGATTATGTACATTCTCTGCATCATAAATTTGTCTGATACATCTCTTAATGATTGTCCATGCAGTATCAGCACCAACACCCAATAAGTCACCTGTCATTTCAATAGTAGGATAGTCTAATACCAATCCCACATCATCTGTTAGTTTAATGTTATTTTCGTGTCCTTCTGGAAAAAATACTTCTACTTCTTCTAAATCAATTTCTGCCTCAGCATATGTTTCTTTGTCATCTGGACATAACAGTTTAACTTCTATCTTAGAACCTGCCGCCTTCATTCTGATTTTGAGAAATACATACTCAATATCAAACATAGGTGCTTTAGTCACATCCAACTTACCAAAGGTACATTGTCTGACTGTTTGCATGACAGATTCACTTATCTGTTTATCTTCTCCACTCTCAAGTGCAAGTAGAAGACCTTTTTCTTCACCCACAAGGAATGGACGGTATTGTAGTTTTTCGCCTGTTGACGGTAGTGTCAATTCATGTTTCGGCGTTTTTAGTAATGGTAAAGACATAATTTATTGTTCTCCATAATATGTTTTATTTATATCAGACCTTATATTCCGTCTGGGTGTCCTAGTGTTACTTGTGTTTCAGGTGCAACAGAAGGTGGTTTAGGACTATCTATTTCAGTCCATTCCTTGAATGCAAATCCAATAGTTAAGTCATGTATTGCACTGTTGTTCTCATAACTATATTCTAACGGAGATACAACTTTAGGAAAGGTTTCTTTTAGCGTAATGCCGTACATTCTTTCACCAGTGTTGTCCAGTTGGTATATATTCATACTGGATACATATTCATCATAGAAGTTCAATCCATATGTATTTGTATTGTATATAAACTCTTGCCATGTATCGAAGTATGTCTTCTCACGCAAATCACTAGATAGAATAAATGTTACATTAATGATATCGTCATATGTTAACCCTTGAGCAAGTTCATGTGTTGGGCCGTATATAGTATCATTTGTAAGGGTTGTAATTGTTCTGCCAGGCATAGTCAAACTTTTCATTCGTAATGAAAGTTGTCTTGCATCTACATTGATAGAAGGGGGAAAGAATATTTCTGCCTCAAATTTGTTTTGTCTTGCAACACTAGATTGGTTGATACTTGCGGCAAGGTCTTGTACACTAAACTGGGGCATTACCCTCTCCTTGGTTGTGTTGACATTTTACGAGAATCTGCATAGACTTTATTTTCAATTCCTTTGGGAACAAATCTCTGCACTGGTAATAGTACTGCCGCCATCATTTCTTCTGCTGTAATCGCACGAAATCTAGATTGTACATGACTTGCAAGATACCTTTTCACTGTTGGTTTAACTAGAGGATTACGTTTGATACGATTCCATGTTAGTCTAATTCTTGTGTTTTCGTCCATCCTATCATCTGTTGCATATTCAGCAATCACATTCAATAGTTTCAATCTCATAGGAATAGACAAGTAGTGAAAATTCAATCCAACAAACCCTGTCGATTCTGCAACACCAATTGGTAGTACAAGAGGAAATCTATCGTAATAAGGTAATTCATTTTTACCCTTTGCATCATAGAAGAAAAAGTTCATACGACCATATTGAGGACGCTGACTAATCAACCCCTCTCTAATAAGTTGCTGTGTTGGTGGAACACCCATCTCTCTGATTTGTTTTCTAAACCATGCAACGGAGCGTTCATTACCACCAGTCTTTTCTAATAGTTCATCAAAATACGTCATACATCTATTTATACGTTATCCCACATGGTCTTCAGTAAGAATCTTAAATTCAATACCTCTATCATTACACCATTCAATCGCTGCATCCCACTTTGCTTTATTAACACCCCATGTACGGACTTCATTAATAAATCGTTTGGTTTTACGTTTAGGTATAGGGGGTGGGCCGCATTGTGCTTTGGGTTTGACTTCAATCAACATCTTTTTGATTGAACCGTCTGCCTGTTTTACTTTGATATAAAAATCTGGGAAGTACCTATGCACCCTACCATCAAGGGGTGATATATAGGGTATGATAATCTCTTCAGAACCCCATTCAATGATTGCATCACTTCTATCACAATAGAGCATAAACCTACGCTCCCAAGAAGAGCGATAAACAATATTGTTGTAATCGCCTCTATATTTCTGAGGTTTATTAGGAACATATCTTCCTTTATGTGGTTTGAACGCCATTACAATCCGTATAAATACTTTCACAAGGTTACTTAGGACTATTTATAAATGGGAAATGCAAACAAAATAATCAACGGTAATGGTAATCAACGAATTTATGGTGGTGACCTTTATTACCCTCAAGACGTTGGTAGTATGGAAAGAACAGGACATTATGTTCAGTTCTTCATCAACAAACAAGAGTCTAGCAAAATTGAGTTTGCTGGTGGTTCGTATGCTGCATTAGCAGTTGGTAGTAGAGATGGAACTGCTCGTACATCTGATCTCTATC